CCGCCGCGCGGCTGGGCGGGGGGGGCCCCCCCCGGGGCCGGCGGCGGCCTCGGGTGCCGGCTTGGGCGGCGTGTCACCGTCCTCGCTGGTGATGCCGAAGTCCTCGCCGAGGACGTCGAGGATGATCTCGGCGTCAGCTGCCGGGACGGTCGCGAGGCCGTCCTCGAACTGAATGTGCGGGGTCGTGATGAGCAGGGTCGGGATCGCGTCGCAGCGGAGCGTCACCATTTCGATCTTCTTCTTTGCCATGTTGCTGTTCTCCTTTGTCTGTTGATCAGCCAGCCGCCACAGTCAGGACGCCGTGTGCCTTCTCGTTGCCGTACTTGAGGCCGATCTCGCCGTACAGCATGACCTTCTCGGACGCGCCGCTCTTGGCGAGCGGCTCCGCGAAGAAATTGCCCTTGCCTGGCACTTCGAGGAACGCGGGTGCGAGCTGCTCGAGGGAGACGACCGCGAGCTTCGTCGCAGGCATGTAGCGGTTGAGCATGATGTTGAAAGAGCCGAAGTCGGTCTCGAGCATCTTGAGGTTGACGCCGCCGACATTGCGGTCGGACTGCTCGAAGCCGTCCTTAACGAACAGTCGGGTCAGCGCACGCTTGAGCGAGGCATTGACGATGATCGTGCGGGTCTCGGTCTCCTGGACTCCGCCGTTCTCCCAGACCTTCTGAATCAGGTCGAGGACGTCGGATGCGGTCAGCTCGCTGGCCTTGTGCGTGGTCGTCGCGACGTTGGTCGTGATGGCCTGAAGCAGGCCGCGAGTCTTACGCGGCTGCGCGTTCGTGGTCGGCTTCGCATAGGTGCCGGTGATGAAGGTCTTTTCGACGTCGCGGGCGATCTGCTTGATCTGCGCCTGCAGCTGCTCGGCGAGCTCGTCAGCGGGCAGCGTGGTCGAACCCAGCTGCACGGCGGTTCCGGTCGGGCCGTACTGGCGTCGTGCGCCCATCTTCGTGTACGACACGGAGACGGCCTCCTGGTGGATTTCCAAGACGTTCTCAACGTTCGTGCGGGTGCGAGTCTCGAACGTGGTAGCGTCTGCGCCCTCGACGCGCTGGCGGTTGTCGGCGGCGTCGCGCAGGTCCGTAACCTGCCAGCCGAAGGTGGTCGACTCGACGGACTCGCCGCCAGTCAGGCCACCAATCGAGGACAGCAGCGGCGTGTCCTCCGGGGACGCGGCGAAAAGCTCGCCGACGTAATTCGGGCAATTGTAAGTGGTTGCCATCTCGATAATACCGGGCATATGAATCTCCTGTCAAGAGAAGGGGAATTGTCAGTTGGTGGATTCAGCGGTCAGGCTCGCGAGCTTGACCGCCTTGAGACGCGCCGACAGCTTGAAGTCGCCAGCGCTCTGCGCCGCAACGATCTGCTCATCAAGAGACAGAGACGTCGCACGAGGTGGGAAAACACCAGCACCTGATTCCGCGAGCGCGGGCACGGCCGGGGTGGCCGTGGTGCCTCGCCAGTCGGCGAGTCGCTGCGCGATCTCCTTGATCTCGTCCTCGGTGTCACCGTGAATGAGATCGGCGGGGACGCCGTACTCGGAGGCGGCGGCGGCGATCAGCTTTGCTCGGTGCGCCTGCGCTTCGAGGGCTGCGACCTGAGATCGCAGTTCCTCGATGGTGGTGTCCTTTCCGTTGATCGCTTCCGTGAGCACGGAGAGGCGTGCGTGGTCGGCCTTCGCGCGGCGCTCCCACGTGCGGGCGTGGGCCTTCCAGTCCTCGGCGGCGTCGTCCTGCGTGGCCTCCTGCGAGGCTTCGCTGGCGTCGGCGGGCGCGGTGTCCTGGACGGTCGTATCAGTGGTGGGGGAGGTTTCGGCCGGTGCCTGCGCGCCGTCCTTGATCTCCTGATCCTGCTCGGTGGTGTTTTCCATGCGTTTTCCTTCCTTTTCGGAGAGCGTGGTTCCCGCTTCCTTTGCGGAAGCGGGCATAACAAAACCCCGCACCGTGTTCGGTACGGGGGTGATTTGGGGGGTGTTTGGTTATGCTGCTGGGGTCTCGGTGGTGGAGATGCCCTCGCGTAGTTCTGCGAGTTCTTCATCAAAGAGTCCAGCTGCTTTCTCGTTGATCGCTGCGAGACGCTCAATCCATGTTGCCGTGACGGCTCCGTATTTGACGAGTGATGAGACTGCGCCGTCGACGTCGGGGCCGTCGCATTCAAACATCATGCGCAGATAATCCACCTCGGTACGGGCGCCCAGGGCGTCTAGCTCTGTGATAGCGTCACGCACAAACTGCGTTACGGTGTCAACCTTCATATGTGTATTATAGGCGCTTTCCAAGTGGAGTGATAGTTTTTATGCGATATCCCTTCGCATCATTTCTATATGCGACTCGAATCTCTACCCCATTGACTTTACCAGTGGCAGCCGCGACGCTGACGTCCTCTAGGATGCCTTTCTCTCGCAGCAATTGAGCGCCCGCCTGCAGGATGTCGTCGGCAGTCCAATCCGGTGGAAATTCGGTTCTCCCGAATCTCCACCCATAGCCCGCTAGGTGCCCTCCTGAGTCTTCTAGCCCATAAAGGGTATGACGCCACTCCCTCGCACGAAGCGGTGGCAATTCCTCTGGCCATGACTTTGGCGCTTGTGTCATCTCCCGAGGCGGGATTCTGTGCGCGGCTCCCGGTGTGAATCCACGCTTCCGAAGATCCGTGCGGGCATTGACCCGGTCCTGGTCTATCGCACTACGTTGGAGCGTGCCGTCTATGGACGCCCGTTTTGGAGAGTGCCCGTCTGTGAGCTGGTCTGGGAACAGCTCTCGCATACGCGCGGTGATCCTCTTGATGTCGTCTGTGTACGCACCTTCATCAGCGAGGTCATCGACCGCCTGCTGGTACATTCGTTCGTACTGTGTGTGATCGTAGCCCTTGATGCGAGGCTTCTTCGACCACGACGGGACGATCTGGCAATCGCACTTGAAGTGCGATTCCTTGAATCGCGCGGTCTCTTCACTTCGGTACACGAAGCCGCGCGAGGCCCAGAGCATGCACCAGGCGCACGTCTCAGCTCCTGTCGGCACGCGAGCGTACCGAGGTGACTTCGGGTCGGATTCGGCCGCGTGCTGCACGGTCGCGCGGCCCGAGTCTGAGATCAGCTTGCGAGCACCATCAGTGAGCCTCGTGAGCACTCTCGCGCGGCCGACGCCCTCCCGCAGATCTCTGATCGCCGCTCCGACGATCTTCTCGACGTCGCCCTGGTCAATGAGGCCGGCCGGCATCACGGGGGAGTATGCTTTCGCGACACCCTCGATCTCTCGCTGCTTCTCGTACCATTCGAGAGCAGCCGACGACGCAACCTCAGCCGATTCCTCGACGAGGCGCGGATACAGCTGAAACAGCGCGTCCTCAAGCGTCCCGAGATCATCGAGAGGCAGGCGCTTCCACAACGCCCGCAGGCGGCGCTCAGCGACATCGCCCGCACGGTTCTGCGTCCGCGCGAGCTGCTGCACGTCGTGGATATGCATTCCGTCCCCTCATGATCTCTACTTCTCTTCGGCGCTAGCAGGCGCGGACAGCTGCTCAAGGAGACCAGATGCCTCGGCACGGCGCTTGTCCGACATCAGGCGCGCAATCTGCGAGCCCGAATAACCCAGCTCTTCGAGGACCACAGGGGACTCGGCGAGCCACGGAAGCGCGCTGATCTGCTTCACGATGGCGTCAGACTGCGAGACAATCGACGGGTGCGCCGGGTCGCCCCACCGCGTCGCCAGAGACCGCAGCTCAGGCGTCATCTCATCAAGGCCATCACGCATCATCACCGCGTGCGCATACACACGATTCAGCGCCGCGTCGAAAACGCGCTGCGCGTTCTTCGCCTTGATGACCAGCTCTTCCTTCGCCGCGTACAAAGCCTCCGCCGACGATGGATTGTCCTGAATCACGCCGAGCGACGAGACCGGCAGGGACGAGACGCCCGACAGCTCGGTCGCAAGCGCACGCATCTGCTCCGTGAACGGCTGCGCCGACTGCTGCGGCAAGACCGTCACCTTCGGCCCCTCCGGATCTTCACCGGACGAGATCGTCTTGATCGTTCCCAGCTTCCAGTCCCACGAGCGTAGATCGTCAATCAGATCCGAGTCGACGCCAGACAGCAGGATGCCAGGAGCCGTGAACAGCTCCGTCGCGAGCTCTTCGCGCAGGACCGTGCGCATTGCTCGCTGAGTGATGCTCATGACGTCGCGGGAGATCCGCGAGCGCCCGAGCGGACGGTCGAGAGACGGCTCGAAGGGTAATGCCTCCATCATGGGAGCGCCCATGCCGTGCAGTTCGGCGTGGATGATCCGCCAAGCTGATGCGGTGTTCACCTTGACGACGTAGGTTGAGTCTGCGGTGTACAGAGTGAAGCGTGTCGGACGGCCCGCGTCGTCGATGTCGTCGATGGTCAGGCCGTAGGACAGGCGGCGTCGCACGCGGTCCCAGAGTCCCGCAGCCCAGTCCGCCGAGTGCCCCTGAATGATCACAGGAGGCTCGCCTGCCGCCTCGACGCCCTTACGGAGCGTCAGGAAAGCGACCGAGTGCGTGAGCGATGACGGGATGGTCTGCGCGATCTCAAGCTCGAAGCCGGTCGATGCCAGCAGGTCGTCGATCTCGAAGGGATTATCACTGCCGGTCGAGGATGTGACGCCGTCCCAGATCAGCAGATCCGACAGCCCGAAAACGACCTTGCGAGGCCAGCCGATGACCGCGCCGAGTTGGTCGACCATGTCGTCGGGCACCGAGATATTGAGGTTGTCGGGTCGGACGACTCCGTCGAGGTATGCCTGACGCAGGCGGTTGCGGGGCTGCTTGGTTCGCCAGAGCTCGACGAGCTGCGCGAGCGCCGCCTGCTCTGCGGGGGTCAGTCCCGGCACAGCCGGAGCCGAGAACTGCACCGGGGTCGCGAGCATGAACTTCTTGGCGCTCACAGTGCCCTCGCTTTCTTGCCCGGCCTGCGCCGGGTCGTCTTAGCCGCCAGAACAGCCGCAGACACGGCCTCTAGCGGAGTCTCATCTCCATCGGGGATACTGGCTTCCCATCCCCACGCGCCGTCGCGGGCGCGGATCTTCCTGTCGCACACGGCCACCGCCGTGTTGAGCGCATCCTCCGGATCGCCGGTCGGGTGCGTGATGCGGCCGTCGCGTAGCCCCTCGAAAAACATCGAGCACGACTCGAGGTACTCGCGCGTCGTCATGATGTGCACGATCTTGGCGGGCACCCCACGGATCTGTAGGGCGTCCGCGAGCGCCGACGCGCCGGAGCCGCCGACGAGGTTGATCTGCGCTGTGCGGTCTTTTCGGGCGGCGAGCCAGTCGGCGACGGCCTTCACGCCGTCGTCCGTCGATCCGGTGAACGTGTCGATGGCGTTGACGTGGAAGCGCACGTCTGGGCCGGTGCCGGTTTTCAGAGCGCCTGCGAGCGCCTGTCGCTTGCCGTCCGCGCTGAAAGCGACAGCGAAGGACCGGATGCCATCTGACGGCGCTTCTGCCGCTGTCGCGTCCCAGGTGGTCGGGTCGATGGCCCGCGACGCGCCAGCGTTTGCCGGCCACATTCCGAGGCGCTCGCGCGCGAAGCCCTCGTCCGAGAGCGTCTTGCGCTCAAGCTCGATAAATGCGCGCTTCATCCTGCCTGCGAGCAGCGCCGGATTCGTTGCCTCCCACGTCTTGACGTCGTCCATGCGCAGAGGCTTGTCGGGGTCCGCTGACCATTCGTGCCAGCACATCGCGCCGGGATGCTCAGACAGTGCCTGATCTCGGATGCGCTCGAACACCTGGCCGTTAGCGTTCGGGCCGGGCGGCGTGCCCGTGTATAGCACCTGGGAGTTGCCGAGGTGGCCGGCCGAGCCGGTCGAGGTGATCGCTTCGAGAGCATCCTCGGTCAGCTCCTGCGCCTCGTCGAGGACAATCAGGTCAGCGGTGAAACCTCGGCCCGAGGACTTCGAGCGAGCGATGACTCGCAGGGAGCCGCCGTGCCAGCCGCGCGACGGATCGTTCTTGAGGATGATCGCTTCTTGGCCGTTGACGTTGCGGACCTGTTCGACCATTGCGTTTAGCTCAGGGTATCGAGCGGCCTCGTCGTCGGCTTTCTTGCCGAAGAACTCCTTGAACCTTCTGTAGTGCGCCTGCGCCGACTTCACCTCATGCGCCGAATGAATCACCGTCTCGCCCAGGAGTACCATGCCGAAGAGCTCGCGCATCTCGAGCAGCGCGTTCTTGCCGTTCTGGCGAGGGACGGACAGGCCGGCGACGGGGTGCTTCCACTCGTCTTTAGCCGATGCGGCGAGCCAGTCGTCAAGGACGAGCTGCTGCCAGGCATCGGGCATCAGCCCGAACGTCGAGGCGAATTCGCCCGCGAGCTCGCCGAAGGACTTGGCGCGGCGCTCAACGGCGACCCGCAGCCGGGGAGCCTGCTCGATGCTTCGCCAATCGCTGCTGGAAGTCGACAACTTGGCCCCCCTCTCCGTTCACCGATTCGGGGACAGCAGCCCCCGAGGTGCCTGAAATCTCGGAAATCAGCGCGCGAGCCTCCCGAATCAGGGGCGCGCGCTTGTCGAACTCGGCGTACTCGAGGGACGCGAGGGTCAGATCGAGCAGCTTCTTGCGGGCCTCAAGCTCGTCGAATGTATCCGACTTCTTCGCGTCTGCCTTCTTCTTAGCCACCCCAACCACCCCCTAAACCGCCAAAAACCACCGAATAACGCCTACCGCGAGCGCCAGCACCCCACCAGACGCCCCCTGCGGACGCGTGCGAAACAAACACGGTCGGTCAGCGTTTTTCCAGCTCAACCCGCCTGAAAGCGGGGGGGTATGGCGCTATACCGCTGTGGGCACGAACGGTGGGGGAGGGAGGGGGTGGCGCCCCTATTCTCGTTGAAATTACGCCACAAACAGGGTGTTTTCACCAATCAACGTCAATCGAGGACGGCCGAACCTGCCGTTTTGGCACGTTCACGCGATCGCCGCGCGACTGATTGCACCGACGACACAGCACTCGACCGTTCTCGAGGACGTTTTTGCCGCCCCAACGATGAGGAAGAATGTGATCAGGCTCGGCCGACGACGGCGTCCGCGTGTTCACATAATCGAGAAGAACATTGCATGACGGACAGTGCGTGACACCAGCCGCGCGGCCGGCCGCGAGCACTCGCTTGCGCCAATGCTTGTACTGGCTCGTCCCGGTCCGGGATGACACCATGCTCGCCACCCCCTCGCCGCAAACTCGAATGGCCCCCCACTTACGCGGAAGGCCACACTAGAAATATACACCGTTGCACCCGGTTCGCAAGACCTGCCCCCTAGGTGTTTCACAACACCCCCGGGGGTGGTTTCGAGGCCCCCTGGATGCAGAACACCCCCCGGGTGTTTGCAAGCACCCCCGGGGGTGGTTTCGAGGCCCCCTCCGGGTACGAACCACCCCCGGGTGCGCGTAAGGCACTGCCCGGGGGTGGATCGCCGTCAGGACGCGAGGGCCACGATGTCCGCGACCCTGTAGGTGCGGGGCCCGACCTCCGGCGAGACCGGCCGCAGCTTCCGCCGCTGACACCACGACCGCACGGTCGCGTCCTTGATCGGCTTACCGACAATCAGCTCAGCGACCCTGGTCGCACGCGGACGCGGCAGCTCAAGCCGCTTTGCCTCGGCCATCATGAGGACGACGGCCGTCCGACAATCGACCTGCTGCCAGCACTCACGGCACTTCACTTCGTCGGCACCCTCCCGTGCGAGCAGGTCAGCGCCGCACCTCGGGCACTTGCCGACGAACACGAGGCGCGCGTGCGCCGGGGCCGCGAGACGCTCCAAGCGCTTGATCGAATACAGCACCTCGTCAGCGCACTGCGCCGCTTGCGGCCAACGCCGAATACGGTCCTCGTGAGCGGCGAACAGCTGCGCGACCATCCGCCAATCCTTCGCGGGCACGCTGTATTTGGGGCCCATGACGAGGCGGATCAGCTCATCACCCCATGTCTGCAAGGCCGAGGCCATCTCGTCAACCTCAAGCATGAGCGCGAGACGCAGCGGCGGCGACGAGACAGAGTGCCCCTTCGATCCGCCACCCTCCGGCACCGACTTGCGCGACGTGATGTACGCCAGATCCGCCATGAGGCCGGGCAGGGACTGAGTCGCAACCCTCAGCCGTGCCGCCCCGCCACGAGATAGATATTCACCTGGCAGCAGTGGTTCTCCTGTCACCGGGCACACCTCATCAGTCATCGTTCTACTCATCGTCGACCACATCCTCGATGTCGCCCCGGTACTGGTCGCGGCAGACCTCGATAAGGCCGCGCCGCGCCAGCATCGACCCTCGGCCGTCCGTCATCCAAGCTGTCACGTCCGGACGCGACGGGTCAATCGTCTCGATCATGATTTCCCAGGCCCCGATCAGCCTTTCCGGCCCGTGCCTCTGTGCAACTAGAGCACCTATCACGTCCTCAAGCCTGTCTAGCAGCTGTGCGTGCTCGTCTGTCATCTCCTGCTCCTTCTCCTTCGCTTTCGCTTCTTCGAGCCAGCAGGTAAGGCGGTTGCCTGCCCGACCTGTTCCCTGCCCTCTTCCTGTCCTCTATCCCTACTGCCTACCCGGACTCCCGACCCGTACCCGTACCCGGGCATACGCGAGTCCAGAGGCCGCGACGAATCGAGTCCGACGCCAGTCGGGGTGAATCCGCGCTCTCGCTTGTAGCCGGTGTTCTGGGTGGTGTCCGTGCGGGCAGCGCCGGGGTCACCGATGCCAGACTCGACAGTGAGCTGATCAGGCTCACCGGAATCCGTGCTCATCGGGATACCCACGGTCGCGCTGCCAGGCGCGCTCACAGTCGTGGAGGCGTCCGCGCAGCCCGAGGTCGCACCCGTCGTAGGTGCGCCCGAGGCCGGGTCGCCGTCCGTCGCGTGCGCGCTCGCACGCTCACCATCCTTTCCGCCAGCTTCCGCGCCGCGCAGCACGCCCGCACGTTCGAGCATGCCGCGCGTGAACGTCCCGTACCGGGGCCGCTCGGGCGCGGGCAGCAGCTCGTGAGTCTGATCCCACGAGCCTGTAGGGTCATCGGCCCGAGCCGAATTACACCGCATACACGCCACGACGAGCGTGTCCACAGTGCCAGCCTCCCCGGGCTTCAAGTGATCGAGCGTCCCCTTACGGGCCGACATCTTTCCCGGCCAATACACCTCGACGCCACACCAGCGGCACTGGTCTCCGTCGCGGGCGATCACCGCCTGTCGCAGCGCCTGGTCCGAGTTGTCGCGCTGGCGTTGGCGGCTCCACTCGACGTCGGCGCGCGAGCGAATATGCACAAAGTCAGGATCTTCGAGCAGCTTCGGCTTCTTGCCTTTCGGCGTGTCCGTCCACTCGATGAGGCCCGTGTCGAGCGCGATCTGCAGGACGTCCGGATTCCCGCCCGCGTACGTGTACACGACGCCCATTTCGATGATGCTGTCGGTCAGGTGCGCCGCTGAATAAGCTGCGCAGCGCATGACGAACCCGAACAGCTCGTTCACGGTACGGCTGTCCGCCTTCGGGTGCGATGCCGCCTCCATCAGCCGCGGATACATGTCCGCGTCATCGCCCATCTTGACCCATGCCATCAGTCAGCCTCCCTCATCGCCATCTCGTCCCACCCGTCCTCGGGAAAGAGCTCCCGAGGACGCAGCTCCGGATAATTACGCGTCATCCAATCCCGCTCCGTCTTGCGCTGATACGCAGCCTCGAACCTCAAGAAACACGGGTGACACCGCGCGTGCCCCGCCTCAAGCAGCACGCCACAATCCGGGCAGGTCCGCTCGATCACGACGCCACCGCCCGCTCAGCGAGCAGCTCACGCGCGAACCGCTCCTGCCCCTTCGGCAGCACCCACGTCTGCACACGCACACCACCACCGGGCACCTGCACCTCCGAGGCTTCAAGCAGCCCCTGCGTGATCGCCCGCGCGGTCGGCACCATCTGCCCACCACGCCGATACACGTAGCCCGAATCCCTGAGCCACCGGCAAAACCTGTTCGGTCCCATGCCATCGACGCGTGCCGACAACACCGTCCCGAACACGCTCGGCAGCATCGCCTCACCCGAGGCTGCTACCGCGCGGCCCAGCTGCGCGTGCGGACGCTGCGCCTCAACCTCAGCCACAGCCTCAGCCGCCACAGCCTCAGCGCGCACACGCGCCGCACGCTCATCGCGTAGGGCTGTCAGCGTCCGGATCATCGTCTCCGGGTCCGCCAGCATCGCGTCGACCGCCGACTCGGTCGCATACACGCCATGCCGCCTGATCGACGGCAACACCTCGGCGGTGACCCAGCGACGAAACGCCGCCGCCTCCGGCTTATCCGACCGGATAATCACTTCGTACAAGCCGGGCTCGGTCACAACCCAGACCTGCTGCGTGCGACCTAGTCGGTCAGGCATGGGGTATGTCAGGCATAAGTCATCGCTCAGGCGCGCGCGCAGCTGCGTCACGTTCGCGATGCCCAGCGCCGCAGCCAGATCCGCAAGGACGAACAGTGGCTCGCACGACTCGTCGACCTGCACACGTACCTCGTGTCCCGTGTACTCGAACAGCTCAAGCTCATTCACGGCCATACTCCTTACTCACCTGCAGTACCGATCAGAACGGCGGCTCAGAAGGGGCACCAGACGCCCCCCACGGATCATGCTGCGGAGTCTCCCGCCCCCACCCAGCAGCACCACCAGAGCCCGACGCGCTCGCGGACGGTGCGCTCGCGGCCTGTGCCTGGACGCGGGTGACCTGTGCGCGTGCGCGGCGCAGGGAGGGGCCGACCTCGTCGACCTGCAGCTCAACGACCGTGCGACGCTCGCCATGCTGGGTGTCGTACGAGCGTTGGGTGAGGCGACCCTGAACGATGACGCGCATGCCCTTGCGCAGCGACTCGGCGACGTTCTCAGCGGTCTCACGCCACACGGAGCAGCGCATGAAGAGGGTGTCGCCGTCGCGCCACTCCCCGGCGTTACGGTCGAAGGTTCGAGGCGTCGAGGCCACCGTGAAATCGGCGACCGGTGCGCCTGCCTGTGTCCAGCGCAGTTCGGGGTCAGCGGTCAGGTTACCGATGACAGTGATGACGGTTTCTCCGGACATGTCGTTACTCCTAGTCTTTGCTTAGCCGATGGTTCCGGCGCGGCCCTCGAACGGGTACGCCTCGAAAGTGATGCCGATCATCTTCGAGCCGAGGCACTTCGCAGTCATCGGCGCGAGCAGATCGCATCGTGGGTCAGGCCCCTGCAGGTAACGCTTGTCGTCGTCGGGCAGGATGCCCGCGTCAACGAAGCCGTCGATCATCGCTTTCAGTGTCGGCATGTAGTTGTGAGGGTCACGCCGCCGCGCGTCCGGGAAGCGAAGCCAGGCGACGAGGCGCAGTCGCTCCGACTGTCCGATGCCTGCCGCGCGAGCGCGGATCATCGCCGTCGTGCGCAGATTCTTCACGGTCGGCGCTGTGCGTCGACGGTCGCCCCGATCATTGAGCGAGAGCATCTGCGCGGACGGAATGAGGATCTCGTCTAGAGTCCAGATTGGGCGCATTATGCTGCCTCCTTAAGTGCAAACGTTGTGAGCTGGTAGATCGCGGCGGCTCCCTGCTGTGGGACGACGCCATTCCCGAGCAATCGGAGCTGCTGCTCGCGCGTCAGCCCGAGATCTTCTCCGGTCACATGTCCCTCGGGCAAGCCCATGACCCACTCGACGAAGCGAGTCGAGAGCCGCGAGCGCCCCCCCTCGCGCGTTGACGGGACAGTCGGAGCCGGAGCCGGACGTCCGAGCACTCGCTCCCATCGGGCAATTGCTTGCCCGTATGCGCCAAATACGCCGGTTTCCATGCCTCTTGCCACCTCATGCAAGTTCGCCCCGTACCCAGCAGAGGATGCCGTTGCGTTCGTTGCCTGCGGCGTCGGGATCAGGGCACCAGGTGCTCGATCTGATCGGCTAGACTCACCGAGTGCCCGCCCGAGCGTCGCTTCTCCGGCGGCTGCGAGCTCCCGCAGCTGCCAAGGTTCGCCTGCGGGGTGGCCAACAATGAACAGTCGCTCGCGCTGGTGAGGGGCACCAACGTCGGACGCTCGTACAACACACCATTGCGAGTCATACCCGATGCTGGCCAGGTCTCCGACCACACGGCCGGCTGCTCGGAGAAGAGGTCCAGCTGCTCGGTTTCCCAGCTGTCCCTTCTCTGATTCCACCAGACTGAACGCCCCACTCGTCAGCGCCCCCTTCACGTTTTCCCACACAACCAGACGCGGACGCAGTGTCTTGATTGCTTCAAACATTGACTCCCACAGGCCCGACCGCGTTCCTGACGCCATGCCAGCACGCTTGCCCGCGAGGCTCAGATCCTGGCAAGGCGATCCTCCGCAGATGATGTCCACCGGCTCGACGGTCTCCCAGTCGACCTGCGTGATGTCCCCGAGGTTCGGCACGCCCGGCCACCGCACCTGCGCGAGCTTGCAGGGGCCGGGTTCTACGTCACTTGTCCAGGCGATCCGCGCATCCGGATCGAGCGCCATACGCACGGCCATGTCCAGACCGCCGTAGCCAGTGAAGAGACTGCCAATGCTGGTCATTGTGCCGACTCGATCCATGCCCCGACCTCCGCCAGCTCAGCGGGCGTGTACCCGCGAGCGCGGGTGAAGTCGATGATCGTCTGAGCGCAGCGTGCGTGTGTGAGTTCCGAGATTGCGGTTGCCTCGGTCTCTGCGTCGATTGTGACGCGGGTGTTCGCGCCGTTCGTGGCGAGCGCGGCTCGACACACGGGGCATCGATGGTAGGCCGGTGCGCGACGGACGGTCTTGATCTCGATCATCACTCGACCTCTTCGCTCGCTGTCGCCGTCCCCTGCGAGACGTTGAATAGCGCGTCGACAGGTTCGCCGATTGCGACGCGGATTTTGCAGGCTTCTTCAGGTGTGCCGGCGTACCGTGTGGCGACGCAGCTTGCGGCGTCGGCAAGTTCTGACGCTGCGGTGATGATTGCCGACTCCAGCTCGTGCACTCGGCTCACGAGGTACGCGCAATCAACGGCAGCGTTCGCCTCGAAGTCTGCGACAGCGGCGTTGTAGGCTGCTGCGACTTGTTCTCGGGTTGCGCCCGGGTGGCTGCGGCCGGCGAACGCTAGCGCGTTGAGCCTGTCCTCGATCTCGCTGATGGTGGTCATCATGGTTTCCTGTCTGTGTTTGTGGCCCTGCGCGGTCGTTGCGCTGGGTTTTCGTGCCCGCCCGGGACTTGCACCCGGGTGTCTGCTGGTCGGGCTGCGCGATCTTTTAGCCGGTCCCGCCGTGTTTTTTGGGTTTGCGGGTGGCCTCCCCTTTGGTCGCGCTCATCGGGGAGTATGCTCAGTCGCTCTCTCGCAGCTCGTATTCGCCGACGTTGAGCTTCTTCTCTGCCTCTTCGAGCTTGCTGACGATCTCGACGTAAATGTCGCGCTGCGCCGAGATCGCGCATCGTGCGAGGTGTCGGGCATGCAGGTTCGAGATCTGCATCGTCGCCTCAAGATCCTCATCGGCGGCGAGTATCGCCTCCTGAGCGTCCTCGCGGATGAACCGCGCCTGCTCTGCGTCTAGGTAGACGGCGACCTGTGCGACCTTCATTCGTCGTCCTCCGTCGCAGTGACGACCTCATCCGCCGCATCGACGACTGCGCTCGCGAGCGCGGTGCTCTGCATGAGTGCCATCGTGCTTTCCACCCCGCGATTCTTCTTCGCATCCAAGATCGCGAACGTCAGCGCGGTCCCGACCTTGATGTAAGCGTCCGCGAGCGCGCGGGTGTCTTTGTTGGTGGTTCCGCCGACTTCGGCGGTCCTGTCTGCGAGCAGGGCCTTGAGGGCCAGTTGGCCGGCGTTCTCGGCGAGCAGGACTGCGGCCATCGCTGCGTCGGTCTGGTTCAGCTCAACGGTGATCTTGTCCTCGAACCTCACAGCTCCGTCTCCTTCTTGCGCGCGGGGCCTTCGAGAAGGCGCAGGAGCAGCAGGCCAGCACCCGCGCCGCCCAGGATCGCGGCGATCATCAGGAGCAGGCCACTAGCGGTTGCGCCGGTCTTGGCGAGGTGCGCCTGCGGGGCAGGCTCGGTGGCCTGCGTAGTGGGCGTCGGCTCAGGCTGCGGCGAGGGCTTCACCGTGTCCGACGTCGGCTCGGGAGTCGGCGTCGGCGCGGACTGCGGCTCATCCGAAGGCTTCGGGGCCGGTGTCGTCGGCGTCGGGGCGGGTGCCGGGGCGGTTGCCGGGCTGGTGGGAGTCGGCTCGGGCGTCGGCTCCGTGGAAGGCGTCGGCGCGGGCGCAGGGGTGGGCTTGACGGTGCCGTCCCCATCCGTACCACCGTTGGACTTCACAGTTGCAGTAGCTTCGAGCTTCATGCCGTTGATCTCGGCATGATTTGTCGCAGAGGTCTGACCCTCGGGAATGACAGTCTGGTCCGGCGGGTAGACGACACAGGTCTTAACGCCATCAGGTGCCGTGAACTTGATCGTGTTGTTGTCGATCTGGGTAGCGGTAATGTTCTCGGTCGTGTCCGGGCTCCACGTATCACCCTTAGCGCACTTCACAGCCGTGTTCAAGCGAGTGTCGAAGTCCTTGACAGTGTATTCAGTGCCGCCAGTGGCGATCCACTTGATGCCCCAGCCAATCGTGCCATTGGCATTAGACCACCCGAACTTGACGTTTTCGGGCTTCGCGTACTCGTAGTGGGCGGGAGAGCTGCAATCATTCGTGCACTCTCCGGTGCCCTCCTTGTCACCCCAGACGAGCTTCTTCACGGCTTCACCGTTCAGGGTGATCGTGCCCTCGTTCGTGCCGACAGCGGCATCCTGAAGGCGCGCACGTGCCCACCAGGTGCCCTTCACGTCCGCCTTGTCCACGTATGCGTCAGGCACTTCCTTGACCGTGCAAGTCAGCGTCGCTTCGTTAGCAGCACACTCACCGACGACAGTGCCGTCATCGAGTGTGAAGGGGAACGACGCCGCCCACGTGAACGGAGCGCCCCCGTTGGTGGGCACGGTTGAGACCGTGAAAGACTGGCCGACAGTCAGCTTTTCCGTGGCCCAGGTGCCACCGACGTTGACCTCACTCGAGGTCTGGCGTGATGCGCTCGTCGCCTTGGTGACCTGCGCGGTCATGGCCGGCGCGTCCTCGGCTGCGGCGAATGCCGCGCCGTACGGCAGCGACATGGCTGCGATGGTGAGGGCGGCTCCTGCTGCCCAGATCTTCTTCTTCATCGGTCTGTCTCCTTGTTGGTTTTGCGAATGGATGGGTAGTAGGTGAGTCCGCGCGTCGCGCGGTTCTGAGAGTCGTGAGCCTCGGTCTGGTAGGCGAGAGCCCGCTTCCTGGCCTGCCGCACGATCTCCCGTGCGGCCTTGTCGTGGCAGGGACGGTCGTCGGAGGCTTCGAGACGGAGCGGCAGAGGTGCCGTGCACGTCGAATCGGTCATCACTCGACCCCCACAGGGAGGGAAGCGACGCGCAGGACTTCGAGGACGACGCGAATCTTCTTCCGGTCAAGGTCCACGAACACGTGCGGCGTATCGACGGCGAGGCACCCGTTGACTTCGGCCTCGAAGATCACGTCCTGCATCGCCAGGCACATGATGTGGGGGAGGGAGTCGTCGCCGGACGGGTCGTAGTAGGCGAAGTCTGCCGTGCGCTGCAGCAGCGTCGTGCCCTTCGTGCGCGCCTTGCCTGCGTCCTTCGCCATGCGCGCTGCGATGTCCTCGAGGGTCGCCGCGCGGGCCGAGCCGCGCCATACGATCCAGGTCAGGACAACCATCGACGCCAAGAGTGCCAGCCCCAGGCCGGCCAAGATTTCCGCGTTCACAGCGATCCTCCCGTCACTCTACGCAGACGAGGACGCCGCCGACGATGGCGAGCGCGGCAGCTGGGAAAAACAGCCACTCGGGCCAGCCGTCCGGATTATCGAGGCCACGCATCCCGAAACCGATCACCAGCGCCGCCAAGATGCATACGCCTCCGATCAGGGACTTCCACGGCCACAAGCGCCGGCCGCGCATGTTATCCTTCTTCATGAGCATCTCCTTACTTGCTCCAGCGCCCCGCGTCGCAACCGCAGGGGCGCACTTCTTTGCCTTCTTCGCCGGTGAACTTCACCAGCTCGCTTGCGGGAATCCTCAGCAGGCCCCCGACCTTGAACGAGCGGATCGCGCCTGACGCGATCAGCTCACGCACACCCGAGTCCGACGCCTCAATCAGCTGCGCAAACGTGCGCACCCGGTACGCGACCGGCTCCGGCGCTTCCCGCTTCATCGCGCGTCACCACGCTCAGCGAGATCCTCATCGACGGAGCGCAGAGCACCACACACACCGCGCACACACGCGCGGCAGCGCCCCGCCGATGAGGAAGATTTAGCCGCTTCACGCCTGCGGCGGTCGCGAATGTCACCGAGAACCTCGGCGACCATGCCCGAGATCAGAATGACTAGGCCAAGACACGCGGCGGCGGTCAGTGCGACCGTGCACCCCAACATCACGCTCTGGCATGTCATTCCTCGTCACCGCCGACCATGTACTCCTCCACAGCGGGGTGGACGCAAATGTGCATGCAGGTCCGTACCATGCGACCAGCGCCCGTTTGAGGGCGTTTGAGTTCGCATGAAAGGAGGTGACAGGCATGGCGAAAGGCGGAAAGAGTGGAGGCGGCAAGTCCTCCAAGGGCACTTACCGAAGCGCCGTGACAGGACGTTACGTCACGGCCACTTACGGTAAGGGCCACCCGAACACGACCATCAAGGAATCCGGCAAGTGATCCGCTAATCGTGTTCTCCCGGTGGGTGGGCACCACGGCACGCGGGTGCCCGCCCACCAAGTTTTCATTCGTCCTCATCAGAGTTCTCCATGTTCTGACGCATCCATGCGTCCAAATCTGCAATCGAGTACCGGACCAACTGCCCGCGCTTCGCATAACGGGGACCGTCCCCGGCCCGGCGCAGCGCGTACAGCGTGGACTCAGACACCTGCAAGTAGTCCGCCGCCCCCTTCGGTGTTACCCACCCCGGAGTCACGAGGACTCACCCCCCAGCTCCGCCGCGTCGCCGTGCATCACGCCGCGTCACCGCCGTCCCAATCGACGCGGCGCGCCTGCAGGATGATCGACCCCGACGCAGCGTCCTGGATCGCGTAGCCCTCCGACTCGGTCGCATCGTCACCGCCGCGAGCGCGGTACATCAGCTCCCACGCAGGCGTTCCGAGCGCCAGCCCGATCTTGTCGAGATCGACCGCGTTGAACCCGCGATGCCCGTTGAGTCGCAGCGAGATGTACGGACGCTTTAGTCCGGTTTTCTCAGCGAGCTCAGTGATTGTCATGCCGACGCGAGCCGCTTCGTCGCGTATGACAGCAGCGAGGCGGTCAGCATGAGTTGCCCGTGATTGCATTGCTTCTCCATGTTCGTTGTTGCGAACGGTTACGCATCAAGTATGTTCGCAACAACGAACGTTGTCAAGTCGATTTGCAAAGTGTCGTTCGCATGTGCGAACATTGAACGTATGGGAAATGCACTTATCGCAGCTCGGCTAGACGCTGAGATTGCCCGACTGCTTTCTGAGCAACAAATACTTTCCGGCATCAGCCTGCGAGAACTATCTCGCTTGTCAGGAGTGAAGCTCACACGGCTCGGCGACGTCCTTAAACGCGGGCGGGCAGCCACCGCAGGCGAGATCGAGAGAATTGCCGAAGCTCTCGGGCTTGAAGGCTGGAAAGTGCTTTTTGCCGCGCAGACAGGTCGCTCGTACGCCGAGGCCGACGATGCCCTCGCTGAGCGTCAGTCCGCTAAGGACGCGGGCAGCAGCGATCCCCTCTGACTGCCGATTAGCACCTGACATGAAGCTGCCCCCGTACCGCGAGAGACTCGATCATCGGCACGAGGGCAGGATCTGCGCGGATTAGGGCGGCGCATGCGCCCTGGCCTCTCGCATCGAGCTGCGGTTTGCCAATATAGAACCATTCAGCTGCAAGATTGCGCCGAATGATCGATTACTCCCAGACTATCAGCAGGCACGCACATTTGCGTCCGGGCGGTGCTCAGAGACATTCCCGCTCCTGAGCGCGCACAAATTGCCCCAAAACAGCACTTTTCGACGCGCTCAGAGACTCGCAGTGCCGCGAGCGCCATCAGTGTTTGTCGGTGCGGGCCTCCATGCGTGCCACGAGCTCGCGTTCGTACTCTTCGTCTGAGCGCTGATAGCGCGCGGCCATCGTCGGATCAGACCAGCCGTACCGAGTCATTAGAGCGCGCGTCGTCGCGCCAGCCTGCCCGTACCTCGTCGCCGAGTAATGGCGCAGTGCGTGCCATCCGCCCGACATGCCGGCCGTGATGACGATCCCGGCGCGCTCGTGAGCTGCCGCCAGGAGTCGCGTCAGCGCGGTGTCGCGCGCATACCCTGAGCCGCCCGGGGCTGGGAAAAGGATCGCGGACGGCCCCTCGTTGACGTGGTGACGCAGATGTGCGCGCATCGTGGTAGCGGTCGCTGCCATGAGCACGACCGTTCGGACGCCTGCCGCCGTCTTGGTCGGCCCCGGCTCCAAGTGCCGGCCGGCACGATGCAACGACCGCTCTACGCGCACGCTCATGCCGCCGTCCTCGCGCTCATCGAGCGACGACCGCGTCAGCGCGAGCGCCTCATTGATCCGCAGCCCCGCGTCCGCCAGCAGGACGACGAGCGCGCGATACCTTGAGGGCATCTCGGCCGCGAGCGCGGTGACCTCGGCAGGGGAGTATAGGTATTTCTGTATGGTGCGGGCTTCGCGTGCTCCGCCCTTGATGCTGAGAGGACTCGCGGCTATGAGGGTGCGGTCGTCGGCGACCGCCGCGTTCAGGAGTGCCCGCATAGTCTCGTAGGCGTTTCGGCGCGCTCCTGGTGTCGTGTTGAGGGTATGCCACCAGGTTGAGAGGTCGGCGGAGGTGAGTGCTGCGAGCTCCGCGTCTCCGAGATAGGGGAGGATGTGGCGACGCAGGTCTGATCGGCGCTTGCGCAGCGTGCCCGCCGCGGCTGTGCGCTCGAGGTCGGCGAGCCACGCATCGGCCCACTCGGCGACCGTGAGGCCCTTGAGCGACTGCTGGCGCGCCTCTTCGGCCTCCCGTGCGGTGACGGCGGCGGGGTGCTCCCATGTCCCTGCGGCGATTGCCGACCATTGCGCGGCGAGCCATATCTCCGCCTCGCGCTTCGTCGGGAACGTGTGTGGCGCTGAGATACGTGGCGCACGCCCTGGGCCGGTGTAGGTAGGATCGTCGAAGCGCGCACGGTATCGCGGCTTTGACGCGGTGCCTCGCTTATCGATGGTCCCGAAGGATTGCCTGCCCATCGTGTCCGCCCTTCGCGCTTGGGTACAAAATGGGTACACGCACAGCATAGCGGACGGGTTATGCGGGACATATGGGACATATGGAATCGTGGCCAAAACGGCAGTAGGTCGCCAAAACAGGACTTTCCAGCAGGATTGTGCGGATCAACGAGCGGCCGCTTCTTTAATTCCCCCCATCTCCACACATTCCTATCTATCGTTGATCTAGTGCCAATTCGTTGAGCGCATGGGGAGAGAGGGGGGGGAAAAAGCACCCCCCCGCCGGGGGGGGGGGGGGGGGGGGGGGGTCTTTCATGCGTTGACACGCGATTCTAGCGCCTCGATCCGTTTATAGATCGAGCTGTGCGTGTCGTGGGCGTGCGAGTCGATCATCCGCTGCGCGGCCTCCCGCGAGGTGCGCTCAGCATGAATCTCATCGGCCATGTGAGCGCCCCGCTCGTCGATCCTGTCGATCCGCTCTTTCATGTCCGACAGGCTCGCTCCGTGGCTGTCGAGCGTCGATGCGACGCGGTCGACCGTCGAGGACAGGCCCTCAACTCGGTCGGGCAGCACCGCTAGTGCGCTGACCGCCTCGCTGACGGCCTTGACTGCATCGCGAACCTCGTCGAGGTCGTCGCGAAAATTCGTCGCGTGATCGTTCGAGACCTGAGCGTCAGCGGACTGTGCTGCCTTCTTCGCTTCCTCTGCCGCCTTGGTGACACGCTGCATGTGCGACTCCATGCTGGTTTTCAGTCGCGCGAACCACATTGCGACGACACCGCCGAGGCCGGCTAGGAGGACCGCAATGAGGCCGTTTGTAGCCTCGATGATCTTCGGATCGGAGAGGATGCCGCTCACGGCTGCGTCTCACCGCCTGAGTCGCCGGGTGTCACCGCCTCGTCCGCGCTTGCTCGCACGTCGTCGATGGTCTCGCCGCCCGGGGTGATGGCCCCTGCCCAGTCAATGATGCTCACGCCGCCGATCTTGATCCCCGAGAGGATCTGGTAGACGGTCCAGGCGACGCCGAGGAACACGGTTGCCTGCGAGATGATGAGCTGCCAGGTTGCCGGGTACGATCCCGAGACCCAGACGCCGGCCGTCACGACGACGGCGACGGCGACGAGCAGCCAGACTCTACGCTGACGTGTCCAGTGCGGGCGATCAAGCGCCGCTTGAATCAGCGGCCATACGACGCCGATGAGGACCGATGTCACGAACGGATCGTGCTGCAAACCTAGCAGAATGTCACTCTGACTCATTGTTTTCCCCTCTCACGCGGTCTCTGCGCCCGCGAGCGCGATGTTGACGGCGGCGTTGGTTGCTGCGCCGTAGATTTCGTCCTGGTATGCGCCGACTGCGGCCTGGATGCGGCCGACGATGGCGTCGTGTGCGGCTTCTGAGTTTTCGCCCCAGATGCCGTCCGGCTCTGCGCCGACGACTCGTTGCGTGTACTCGACGCCGAAGGGGAATTCGTTGCCGCCCCATGTTGATGCGGCTGCGACGGCGAGGATGCGCTGGCGGGTGTCGGGGCCGAGGATGTTGTCGGGGTCGGCTCCGACTGCCCGCTGCAGGGCGGTGATGTCGGTGGGGCCGGACTGCGTGGGAGCTGCGGCGGTGCCGCCGTCCCAGCGGCCGTTGTCGATCATCCAGGCGAGCACGACGTGCATATCGACCCAGCCGAGGATGTCCTCGTCGTACCTGTACTTGACGAGGACCCCGTTGCCGTTGTCCTGAGATCCGCCCATGCTCGTGTTGCCCTCGACTGCGCGATACAGGGTCGCTGCGGGGTCGGGCCAGGATGCGCCGACGTGGTCGGCGATGCCGTCGCCGTGCCACTCGTAGATCGCCTGACGGCCGTACCCGGGTTCGTCGCTCCACGCGCCGATCTGCTGTGCAAAGTTCTTGATGTAGGGGACGTAGTACCACCAGGCCGCGTTCATGAGGTTGACGCCGGCCTGCAGGAAGCCCCAGACCTGGAAGGCACCGCACCAGGCGTAGCCTCGGAAATCGGGTTTGCCTACTGCGTCCCAGTACTTGTCGCCGCCGACGTGGCCGACCTCGTCGAGCATGGCTCGCAGGGCGGTATCGACGGCGGCGACGACGCGGGGATCATTGGGGGAGGTCATGCCTGGCCTCCTTCGCGCTGAGTGATGTTGCGTTCAGTGAGGAGGCCGAGCAGCTCGTCCTCCTGGGTCTTGGTTTCGGGCATCGTCTGGAGATCGGGTGCCATGCTCAGTCCTTTCAGTTGGTGTAGGAAGCCCCGGCCACCAGGTGCGGTGGTCGGGGCGTGATGTGTGGCAGGCCGTGCGGTCTGTCAGGTCTTGATGATGAAATTCATGGCGACATAAGGTGGCATGATGTTGAAGGGCTGCGAGCCGCCTTCGACTTTGGCGACGGCGCGGTCAAGGTAGCCCGCGCCGAACGACGAGATGCCCGGCCAGCGTCCGCCGCCCGAGAAGTCGGTCTGATAGATGCCGGCACCGCCGCCCCATTGGCTCGATTCGCCGCCGATCTGGTGCTGGTGACGAGGCATCTCAGCCGTCGTCATCGTGTGCTTCTCTTCGCCGCCCTGCTCGCCAGCAGGATGCGCCGAGGACGCGCCGAGGACGAAGCGGCCGCGCAGGTCGGGGACACGGAATCGGAAGCCGTTGCCGAACACCCTGGCCAGCTCCGGGTACGTACGACGGTCGTACTCTTTGCCGTCACAGAGAAGCCAGCCGGTCGGCGCTGACGAGCCCGCGAACGCTGCGATGACGCCGGCCGGCGTGACGACGGTGATCGCCTCACCCGGATCGCCCTTCGGGCCTCGCGGACCAGTCTCACCCTGGTCACCCTTTGGGCCAGGTGGGCCGGCAGGGCCGCGCTCACCCTGGTCACCCTTCGGGCCAGTGTCGCCCTTCGGGCCAGGTGGGCCCGGCTTCCCGGCTTCCCGGCTGCCTGTCCCAGTCCTCGGTCCGCTGCCCGGCAGTTCCGGGAAAATATAGCGGTCCTCATACGTTCGCGTTGCCGCGATGGCCTGCATATTCCCCTGGTGGATTTGCACGAGGACACGATCACCCGGATTTACCTGAGTCTGCAGCAGCTTGTCCGAGACGGCTCTGATGCCGTCGTTGTCGTCGGCGTCGCGCCGCCAGAGGTCCGCATCAAACCGCACGTTTACGTTCCCCTGCGTCGCCTTCCGCACGCATGTAGCCCACTGATAAGTGGGCTGCGCGTCCAGTTTTCGGCGCAGCTCAGCGACGACTTCAGTCAGATAATCGAGGTCACTCACCGGGAATCTCCTTGATTGTGGTCGTAACGAGCGCGGTCGGCGATAGCGGTATCTTCATCTCCTGAACCGTTCCCCGCAGGCGCTGTCCCTGAGAGATGAACTCGACGACCGCGCCGGGTCGGATATTGATCGGCAGATGCTCAATCACGAGAGATGCGGCAGGCAGCGCTTTCTCCGTGAGGATCCGTTGCGCGACCTGATTGATTGCCGCCTGTGACGTCGCTTTCACGCCGGTCTCGACGTGCATGATCTCGCCGCGGTTCACCGTCGAGAGAGGGTCACGCGGACTATCGTTGCGCGCAACACCAACAACAGCCGGCGATGGCCCTGCGTAGAATTTGTCGTCTCCGCGCTGCGTATCGTCTGATCCCGGCGTCCCTACGCAGACCACGACGTTCGGGACCGAGAATATGTCGCGGTCGATTGTCCAGTCGGCCGAGTGGATCGCCGAGTCCCCCTCGCGGAAAATGTAGGACACTGGTCGGCGTGACGGCCGGATATACGGCCCGCCCGTGATGACCCCGTACGGATCGGGGATCAGTGCACCCCAGCCGACGAGGCGTGCGCAATCGTTGAGCATCGTGAGCACGTTCGTTCCGACGTCGTATGCGATCGACTCATTGATGAGGCTCGGCTCTCCGACGCCTCCGTAATCCCCAAACTTTCTGAATCCTATCCGCAGATTACGTGCCTTTGCCGCGTATCTTCTAATCAGTCCCCATCGCTCATTGTCTGTCAGGTGCGCATTTCCGACCTGCTCGATACGGTCAGTCGCCATTCGGTCGAGATATGCGAGCGTCGAGAGCAGCTCGACGTCCCTCGTCACACGGTGGTCATTGACCGAGCGGGTCGGCGACGACATCACGAAAGTCGCGACCGGCCAGCCCTCCATGCCGACCGGCACGTAATCAACGCGGGCGTGCATGTTGAACCAGTCGATCTCCTGAGCTGTCTCTGTGAGGCTCAGCTGCCCCGACGCTCGCAGACGCGACGTCGCAGACAATGTCACCGACCCGGACTCGACGCCATCGAGCAGGCCAATGTCCTGCCCGTCCGGCGTCGTGAGCATCACCCGATAATCAGCCTGCCGAACAGGCGACGAATCAGCCACGGTTCACCTCTGTTAGCTTTGCCGATACCGACCAGATACCGCCGACCTCGCGGCCGAACTGCACGTCCGATAGCGAGCCGTACAGGACACGGCCGAGGGGATCTCGGTACATGAACGGCGCGGGCATGTAGGCCAGATCTTCAAGCGCCTGCCGCTCACGCGATGACGAGTCCAGCAGCGCCGCAGACACCTGCACGACCCTCTGACGCTGCGTGCCCGACAGCTCGACTCCCAGCCTCCGTCCCGCGAAGTACTTGACCTCGCGATTCACGAGGCCCATCTGCGAGCCTGTCACTGGATTCCACGCCAGACGCACCGACCGTGAGAACCCCTGGCCCGCCGAAATCCACACCGCCTGCGAATCCGCGAGCGCGTCGATGACCGTAACGGAGGATGAGGGCATTGCCGACGTCGCGGTCACCCTGTACTTGGTCGTTCCGTTCGTGAGGCTCTCCCGGTCCTTGTACATGGTTGAGGGCGGGAGTTTATCTGCGACGATTGTCCAGGTCGAGCCTCCGTCGATTGATCGCTCAAGCCGCGTCTCGACGGTCGGCGGCTGCTTAGAGCCGGCCGGGACGGCGGGGGAGGCAATCGAAATGAGCATGTCACCCTCATCTTCTTCCCAGGAGGCTGTCACAATCGGCTCGGGCGGCGTCGGATACTCGACCGTGTACCGCCGCTGGACGGTGGTCGTGAGCCCGTATCCGTCCGTGAGCGTCACGCGGACGACATACTCCGTGCGATTCTCGAGGCGCGCCTTGAATCGCAGGGGCGCACGCGAGAACGTCGGCGCGACGCCGAGCGCTGTCGCGCTGCCCTTGATCTGCTCGATAGCCTGCAGGTTCGACGAGAGCAGCTCGCAGAGCACTGTCGAGATCGTCGTCGACGATCCCGTCACGTGCGAGACGACGAGCGCCCCGTCGAATGCCGAGCGGTCGAGCGTGAGCGCGTCGGGCGCGAGCGCGACGACCGGCGCGTACGTGACCGTGGTCCGCCTGACCGGGGACCAGTCCGAGTACTCGCGGTGCTGACCCTTCGTGCGGATCTGGTAGTCGATGACGCCAGCCGGCAGGTCAATAGTCTTGGTCTGCACGGCCCCCGTGACGGAGACGCTCTGCCAGGGGCCCGAGTCCCCGGCGCGATGGCCGTTCGCGGTTTCCGTGTACACGGTGGCGTACCGAATGTCGGCCGCTTCCTGCCACGTCTCGTCGAGGGAGTTGTGCGCCCACGTGAACGCGACGGCTCCGACCGCAGCGTATGTTCCCGGGCCGGAGACGGCCGGAATCCCTGGCTTCTGCAGCACCTGGATTGTATTCGACGGTGCCGAGCGTTCGGATTCCAGATTGTCGGTCTTGAGGATCGCTCGGTACGTGTGCGGCACCTGCAGGTCTGCGGTCTCGTGGACCCATCCGTCCGCGTCGGCTCGCACCTCTCCGACCTTCTTATTGCCGTCGAGGATCTCGACAGTCGCGTCCTGCGGATACGCGAATGTTGTTTTCCAGGTGATGCGGATCTGGCCGCGCTCATTCTTCGCGGCCGTCAGCTCCGCTGGCGGCTCAGGTGCTGTCGATACGCCGTTCGACTGCGGGGACGCCGGGCCCGGGATGAAGTCTGAGACGTCGCGCACCTGCGTCGGGATGATCGGCGACGCATAGACTCGATACCAGAAACGATCGTTCGCGTACACGGCCTTGGTGTCGATCACGCTGAACGTTGGGGCCGTCGATCCCTCGACGTTCACCCAGGACACTACGTGCCATTGTCGCGGTAGCCACGGCCCCGAGTAATTGTCAGAGTATGCGTCCCATCGTTCGATCACGTACGACCGGATCGGCGACGTTGCATCTGCCGGCTTCGCAGCAGGCCACGACACCGACACTGACTTGCCATCATCGAGCAGCGTCGCCTTGCAGTACGACGGCGCTGACGGCGGCTTCGCCGGACGAGCAGGCAGCGTGAGCCACGCCTGCATCGACGGGTGGCCCCCGTTCCAGATCGGCCCCAGCGAATAGCCGACACCAATCGAGCGCTCCTGATTCGGCAGCAGGTTCTCGCGCCAGTGAGACGTGCCCATGTCCTTGTACACAGTCGCGCCGGTCGGAGACGAGAAAGACACCGTCTCCGAGCCGACGCCCACATTGCCCCACCATGAGGTGCTCGCTGAGAAATTGTGCCCGTAGCCGTCCGAGCGCAGCCAGAATTGGGCGTACACCTCGACGTAACCCTGGTGGGGGTCCCCGGTGTACCACATTTCCACGCCGACCGACATGTACCCGGACGACGCTGACCACTGAATCGCCATGAGCTATTACTCCTTAGAATCCGATGCGCTCACGCAGCGCAGAGCGCGACGCCGGGGCGAGGCCATCCGAGACGACGCCCCCGGCCTCGACGCGCATGCGGCCGATCAGCTGATCATCCGAGTCGCGCACGACCAAGTACTGTGGGCCGGTCGCCTGGATACGCGCCAGACCAGCCGCGCCACCAAGCCCTGCCGTGACCGACAAAGCGCCTGCCTCGAGGCCGTTGAGCTGCTCCTGCCCGGCCGCGATCGTGTCCCTGATCGCCGCCTCGAACATCGGCGCGCGCTGCGCCGCGCCCTCAGCGAGAGCCTCGACAATCGAGCGGCCCGAGTACAGGGTCCAACCGTGGCCTGAGAATGGGCCCTTCTTCGCTGGCGAGAACGGCAAGTACTTTCGGACACCGCTGAGCAAGTCAGAGACCGCGCCCGCCGCTGCACCCGCCATCGACTTGATACCGTCGATCAGGCCCTGGATGATCTTCTTGCCCGACGAGACCATCATTGACGGGACGTTAGACAGGACATTCACGATCTGCTTCGGAATGTCAAAGAAGATGTTTTTCAGCGCGGGCAGGGACTGCATGATGCCGTCGATCAGGCCCGTGAGGATCTGCACGCCGGCATTGAGAATCAGTGGCAGATTCTGCACGAGCACCGTGACGATTGTCGTGATGATCTGCGGCAGCATCTCGATCAGCTGCGGGATCGCCTGCATGATGCCGTTGATGACACCGATCAGCAGCTGCACGCCTGCGCTGATGATCATCGGCAGGTTCGTGATCAGGGTCGTCACGATCGTGTTGATGATCGTCGGCAGCATGTCGATCAGCTGCGGTATCGCTTCGAGGATACCGTTGATCAGCGTCGTCAGCAGCTGAATGCCCGCATCGATGATCAGCGGCAGATTCTCAACGATCGTTGTCACGACGGTCGTGATGATCTGCGGCAGCATATCGATCAGCGCCGGCAGCGCCGTCTGCAAGCCGCTAATCAGTGCCTGCAGGACCTGCACACCTGCCTGAATCAGCTGCGGCAGTGCCTGCGCGACCGTGGTGACGATCGTCGTGACGATCTGCGGCAGCGCCGCTGCCAGCGTTGGAATCGCCTGCACGATGCCGTTGATGAGGCCCGTCAGCAGGCCCGCACCCGCCTGAATCAGCTGCGGGATACCCTGCGAGAGCGCGTCGAGCAGCGAGGTGATGATGCCCGGCAGCGCTTCGAGCAACACCGGGATCGCCGCCGTCAGTCCGGCCGTTAGACCGTTGATCAGCTCGACTCCCGCATTGATGAGCTGCGGAAGCATATCGACGAGGCCCTTCACGAGCGCGACGATCATCTGCGCGGCAGCGGGGATTAGCTGCGGAAGCCAATCCGCGAACGCGCCGACGAAAGACTCGACGATCTGCCCGGCCATGTTCAGCAGGACCGGCAGCGCGTTTGTAATGCCGGTGATCAGGGTCTTGACTGCCTCAGCGCCCGACGCGATCAGCTGCGGCGCATTCGATACCAACTCTGAGCCGTACTTCGAGACGTTGAGAATCATGTCCGAAATCATCGTCTGAATCTGCGTCGTCAACTCACCGCCAGATGCCTGCACCAGTGCACCGATGCCAGCGACAGCCGCAGTGATGAGACCACCGAAGGCCAAGACCTTGCCGAAGCGAGCCGGATTCAAGAACATGCCGACCTGCCCGAGCAGATCCTCGACGGCCGAGCCGACCGGGCCAGCAGCACCGGCAAGTGCTTGCCCCATCTTCGGGCCGACGCCGCGCATTGACTCCACAGCCGGGCCGAGGACCTTACCCGCACCCTCCTTGAGGGTACCGCCGATACCTGAGAACTCCTCGCCGAGAGACCCGAACGCAGGACCGATGTGCTTGTCAGCGCCCTCGCGGATCACGCGGCCGAAGTCCGAGAGCTTCTCACCAATCGCCGCAGACGCATTCGACGCCGCCTCACCCGCACCAGACTTCAGCGCGCTGCCAAGACTCTTTGCATGCTCGCTGACCGCCTCAACCGCAGGCGCAAAAACCTTACCCGCACCCTCCTTCACCGCGCCACCAAGTCCCGAGAACTTCTCCACGAGTACAGACGGCGACGGCAACGCATCAAACGCGCCGATGATCAGCGACGGATCAGCCAGCAGCATGCCCGCACCCGCGAGCGCTGCGAAGCCTCCTGTCGCCTGGCCGAGTGCTTTGGCGATGTCCTCGAGGGTGAGCTTGCCGTCCTTCATGGCGTCGGCGAAGGGGCGGAGCTTGCCGGCGAAGATGTCGACGTACTTGCCGGCTTCGTCGAATGCGGGGCCGACCTGTTCGCCGACTGCGTTGATGATGTCGGTCAGGGGCTCTTTGACCTTGTCGAGTGAGGCGACGAGGCCCTTTTCGACTGCTGCTTCTAGGTTGCCCCACGCGCCCTCAAACGTCGACGCGGACTTCGCGGCCTGCTCTGCGACGTCGGTGAAGCCCAGGTCCATGAGCGCTTGGTTGAATTCCTCGGCCGTGATTTGGCCTTGGCTCATGGCATCGCGGAAATTCCCTGTGAACGCTGCGTTGTTCTTGAGGGCTTCCTGGAGCTTGCCGGATGCGCCGGGAATGGCTGCGGCGATCTGATTCCAGTCCTGGGTCGTTAACTTCCCCGCGCCGTTGATCTGGACGAGGGCGAGCGCGACTTGCTTGAACGTTTCCTTGGTGCCGCCTGCAATCGCGTTGACGTTGCCGGCCGCTTCGGCCATCTTGTCGAAGTCCTTGACGCCGTTTGCGGCGAGCTGCGCCGTGACCGACTGAATATCGGAAAGGTCGTACACCGTCTGGTCCGCGTAGGACTGAGCGGCTTTGGTCAGCTGCTTGATGCGCGAGGGGTCAACGCCAGCGAATTCGAGGGTCTTCTTGAATTTATCGGTCGCGTCGGACGCGGCAATCGCCGCGGGGATCTGCGCCGTGAGCGCGGCCGTGACGCCGCCGACCGCTGCGGCGACGCCACCGAGTCCGAGCTTGCCGATTGAGGAGAGGGCACCGCCGATGTGCTTCGAGAGCGACTGGCCGATCTTCGAGCCCCAGGATTCTGTCGCGCCCGTGAGTGCGGACGTGACGTCGCCTGATCCGAATTCAGATGCGATCTGCTTCTTGAGGCCCCTGAATGACGGTACGACGTCGATCCAGGCTGTGCCCAGTGAAGTGCCTTCGGCCAATGCCCTCTCCTTATCTAGTTTTCAACTGGCTGGCGTGCCGCGCTGAGTTGTTTGTCGATCCAGTCCGTGTCGGGCATGTGGTCGATCTCGATACGCGTGCCCGGGCGTGGGATCGGCGGCGGCGCTCCCCTGCCCTTCTGCGCTGCCTCGGTTTTCGACCATTGCAGCCACCGCAGTGAGTCCGCCTGAATCGCGGCGAGGTGGGTGTCGAGTGACCTCCACTGCCATTCCTGGTCGATTGCACGAAGCGTCCAGGATTCCGCCTGCTTGATGACGACGGATGCGAGGCGCGCTGCCTGCCTTGCTGGCATCTGGCGCGGGCCGCGCCCGAAGAACCGGAGGAAGTCTGCCTCTAGCTCATCGGGCGCGTGCGTCAGGATCGCGGCGAGGGTCAGGCTTTTGGGGCCAGCTCGCTCATGATCTGCACGAGCATCTCAGTCGCGGCAGTCGCCGTGACGCGGCCGCGCTCGTCCCTGACGGCGTCGAGCAGCGCCTGAGCCTTATCGCCAGCGACCGCGCGGAACACAGCCGGGAGGGCGAGGACGTCACCGCGCTGAATCTCCGCGAGAGACTCGAGCAGCTCAAAGTCGTCGAATACGGTCGGGTCGACAGTCACCTGCACGCCCCGGATCTCGATCGTACGCAGCACCTGCGGGATGGTATTGACCGGGCCGTGATGAGCCTCATGCGTCTCCTGCTGGCTCGCCTCCGCGACCTTAGTCGCAGCCGTTTCAACGGCGCGCTCGTATCGTCCGGGAGCCTCATTCGCTGCCTCAAACGAGCCGTCAGCGTGACGAGCGACAGCGTATCCGCCCTGCTCGCGAGGGCCACCATGCCACTCGATCTCGACATCGCTGTGCGGCGGGACCGTGACGTTCTCAACGTCGTCGGGGTCGTCGGGGTTGCCGGGAACCATCTGGTTGTAAAAAGTCATCGCGCAAACCTTTCTAAGTCTGTGAGTCTTTGTCGCGCCTATAGGTGTGGGTGGAATGGAGAGGGGCGGGGGGCGGCCCCCCCCCCCCCCCCGGGGGGGGGGGGGGGGGGGGCCCCCGCCCCC